TTATTAATTATGTGATTGACAATAATTTTAAACAATAGGAGGTAATTTTAATGGCAAAAATCCAAAGAGTGGAAAGGCATATAATTAATAATAAACATCCTTGCTTTAGAGTATTTGATGAATTATGTTTTAAATCTAAAAACCTTTATAACTATGCTAATTATCAGATTAGACAAGTATTTATTATAACTTCTAAATTAGCTAAAAATGAAAAAGTTACTCAAGAGCAATTAGAATATTTAAATAATATTAATATTAAAGTAGATGAATTTAATAAATTAAGAAAAATTAATTTTGAGAAGGCTAAAATAAAAGCTTTTAAAGAGAATAAAGAGTTCAAAAAGAAATTAAAAACTATTAAATATTTTGATAAAGATAATAAATATCCATGTTATGAGTTCATTGAGTTTTTAGTTAAAGATGGTGTTGATTATAAATCTTTAATGGCTCAGGTATCTCAACAAGTATTAAAACTATTGGATAAAAACTGGCTGAGTTTCTTTGAAGCTATAAAAAAATGGTCTAAAAATAAAATAGGATTTAATGGTAGACCTAGATTACCTAAATATTTAAAAAAGAATGGTAAAAATATAATAGTTTTTACTAATCAAAACTGTAAGCAATTTGATAATTATATACAAATGCCAATTTGTCTTAATAAATATAAATTAAAAACTAATATACAAGGTACTTTACAACAAGTTAGGATACTGCCTAGAAATAAATATTTTATATTAGAAATGATCTATAACATATCTAAAATTCAATTAAAAGAAGATAACAATAAATATATATCAATAGATATTGGATTAGATAATTTAGCAACTATAACTAATAATTGTGGTATTACTCCTATAATAATTAGTGGCAGAAAATTAAAATCTATAAATAAATATTATAATAAACAATTATCATATTATAGAAAAATAGCAAAAAGAATGAACAATTTAGATTGGACTAATAAAATGAATAGATTAACAATTAAAAGAAACAACATGATTACAGATATGATTCACAAAGCAAGTAAAAGCGTAATAGACTATGCTTTAAGCTGTGGAGCTAATACAATAATCATAGGTAATAATAAAGATTGGAAAAGAGAAAGTTCAATGTCAAAAAAGATTAATCAATCATTTGTAGGTATTCCTCATCAAGATTTTATTAATAAAATAATATATAAGGCTGAAAATGTAGGATTAAAAGTAATAATTAATGAAGAGAGTTATACTTCTGGTACAAGTTTCTTAGATAATGAAGAGCCGATTAAAGAAAATTATAACAAAAAAAGACGTATATTTAGAGGATTATTTGTATCTAATACTGGAATAAAAATTAATAGTGATATAAATGGAAGTTTACAAATAATGAAAAAAGTATTCCCAAATGTCTTTGACCATGGGATAGAGGATTTCGGGTTAAATCCAATACGAGTAGGTTTATAGTTCCTATAAATTGACGTATAAACATAATTTTTATTAGAATATTTAAGATTGTTTATTTGTTTTAATAATTTTATATACCTAACAGAAAAATTTTGATAACTGGAGGTTAGGAGAAAATGGATAATATTGAATTAATGAATTGTGAAAACTGTAATTCAACGATAAAAGAAAACAATGAGTATTTTACAAAGGATATTCTTGAGTATACTATTTGTGATAGTTGTGAGGCTATGATATGTATAGATTGCATTGGTGAACAAAACGAGTGTCCTGTATGTGGTAAAGAATTAACACTTGAAGAAAATTTTTAAATGCTACACATTTGAACTAAGAATTAATTTAATTATAAAATATATCTATTTAACAGAAAATCATCCATAGCAGCTATAACAGAAATATTCCTACAACTGGGAGGTAATCATATGGGCAATTTAATTTTTATTCTATTATTAATTTTCTTATGTTTTATAGCAGCCAATATGTAAAATATAATAAATGTCAAATTTTATTTTATTGGAGGGGTAAAAATGAAATATGTAACTTTGAAGAATATGGAAAAGGCAACTCAAATGATTGCAAATAAAGGGTATGAGTGGAATAAGGCTAACCATATTGCTATAAATTTATTTGAAGAGTCAAAACGAACAGGAATGCCAGTTGAGTTTTTTATTTCAAAGATTAGGGATAATGACATGACAATACAATAAAAGAAGTATTCACTTTAAAGAAATTTAAAATAATTATATAAAAACTTATTAAAGGGAGTTGTTTAAAAAATGGAAAATTATAATATAGATTTTGAAGAAGCTAAAGAGATGAATATATATAAGCATTCAAAATATGTAGAAGATATAAAGAAATATTTTAAAAATTATAAAATTGAAGATAAGGAAGTAATAGCATATTTAGAATTGGGGAATATTTGTATAGAGTTAAATATTGATAACTTCGAGGGTGAAAAATCATTAGATTATTATGTTTCTTTTAAATGTTTAGAAAGATATAGCAAAGATGGGGAATGGTATAGTGATTATGAGCCATTGAATAATAAAGTGGATTTAGATGATTTAGAAAAAGATATGTTTAATTGTCTGATAAAATCTGCAAAAGAAACTAATTTGAAATGGAGCAAATTAAATTGAAAGGTATTTAAATTAAAATAAAAATAATTTAATAAATATTAAGGAGTGTTAATAATGAAAGATAACAAAATAACTTTAGAAGGTTGTAATAATAAAAAACATGAGGTGAATTTTGAAACCTTAGAATTTATAACAATTAATAACTACAATAAAACATTAGACGAATTTTTAGAAAGTTATACACATGAAGATGTAGACTATATTATAAACAATTTAATTACTGATGAGCTATGTCCTAAATGCGAATATGAAGTAACTTTATTAAATAAAATGAAAAAACAGATATGTCCAGTATGTGGGAAAGAAATAATTCCATGTAGTATATGTATAGATAGAAAGTGTAGTGAATGTAATTTATAGTATAAAAATAAACAATATATAATACAAAATTTCAATTTAATAAAAACGTAACTTCAAAAGCTGAATAATATCAGCTTTTTTTACTATCTTACTTTACTATAAAGGTTTTAAAGGCATTTAAAATATATTATTGTATAATGATACCTATACAATTAAAGTCGTTTAAAATAGCTTAGAACAAGTTTTATGTTTAAAATAAAAAGTTTCTTAAATTAAAAATAATTTGATAAAATGTGTTGACATTGTATATAATATAGTGTAATATAGTAAGTGTCAGGAGGGAATAAAATTTACATATAAATTCAAAATAATTTAATAAAATTATAGGGAGCTGTTGAGAAATGAATGAATTAGGTGTCTGTGGGTTTGTTTTAAAAAATAGTGATTTACATGTTGTTGGTTATGAAAGAAAAAATAAAAAAATAATTGTACAAATGGAAATTTGCGAAAATCCAGAAACTAAAACTTTAAAATTGTATAAAAATTCTAAAGGAGAATATTTTAATTTAAATGGTAAAAGAATATTTTTAAAATATCCTAGTGGTTTATTTTCAAAAGTAAATAATACAAAAATATTAAAAAATTATTCTAGAATAGATTTAATAAAAAAATATGAAGATATAAAGAAGAGATGGATTAGAGATAGAGATTTAATAAGAATACTTCCAGATACATATAACAATATATGCAGAAAATTAGAAGGATTAAAAAATGGAGCAGATTTTAGAATTACAGATAAATCAACAGAGCTTAAAACTGCTATAGCATATGTTGGTGGTCAAATTCCTCGATGTAATATAAGTATTAATAATGCCTTAATTAATAAGAACAATGGTATTGATTGGGAAACGGCTAAACAAATAGCAAATTAAAAATAATTTAATAAAAAATGTATTTTATAAAAATAATTTTTAAGAAAATTAAAGGAGATGTCAAATATGAGAAATAGAAGTATGAATTATATTAGTTGCACACTTTTAAAACAACTACCGTTATATATACCTGTAAAAAATCAAAAAAGAAAGTATTTTTTAAAAATACTTTTAAAACCAAAATACTATGTTTCACATGATGAAACACGAATTGAAATTTATAACGAATTTTGCGAGAGAATTCCTTTATCAAAACTTTTTTTCAATAGAACAATTGAGGAAGTTGAGGAAACATATATAAGAACAATTGATGCAAAAGCAATCCAATTAGATAACAATTTAGATTGCATTGATTATTCTTATATAAGAAAATCTGTAAAACAATGGATTTTCTTTACTCAAAGAAATATAGATTTTAAAGTTTTATGTAACAAAGCTTTAGTAATGTTTCATAAATATAAAAAATGGGAAGAAAAAGGATTTGACCCATTAGAGGTTATAAAAAGAATTGAATTTTTTATTGATAATTATTGTAAATATAATATTCAAGAGTTTAAATATAAAAATTTAAATTCTATTGACTTATTAGCTTTAAAAGAACTTAATGCTGTTGAAAACAAAGGAGTTATCAGAGTTAATTTTAACAACTTTATAACATTAGATTAAAAAATAATTGCCAAAGGAAATAAAAGAGTTAATTTATTGAATTTTTAGGAGGATATTAAAAGATGGAAAGAAAGTTAATATTTATGGATGGGGAATTTACTAAACTAACAACAAAAGGAGTTAAGTTTTTAAGTATAGCTTTTATAACAGAAACAGGTAAGGAACTATATTTAGAAATAGAACAATCACAGGAAAAAGTAGATGGATGGGTTAAAGATAATGTTTTGCCTTTATTAAATGGTAATAAAGTAACAGAAACTGAAGCTATAAAAATTATATTAAACTTCATAAAAGAAAATTACGGAAGTGAAAAGCCAACTTTAGTTGCGGATGTGAACCAATTTGATTGGAATGGAATTTGTGAATTATTCGGAGTATGGGATATACCATTCTTCTATATACCAATAGATTTTAGTACAATATTATTTACAAAAGGGATAGACATAGATGTAGATAGGCTACAATTGGCTAAGGATTTAGGTATTAATGTAGATGGATTCAAACAACATAATGCTTTAACAGATACAAGGATTTTAAAAATGTGTTGGGAAAAATTAGAACGAACTAAAAAACATAAAGAATTCAAAGAAAATAAAGATGATGTAAATTATGGTATAAAAGTAATGGTATGTTCTAAACAAATTTATAGAGATATAGATAGACCTGTTATGTTAATGGGGTATCCTGCATGTAATGCAATACAAAAAACTGTTTGTGTAGATGAAAATAGTTTTATATGCTATGGATACTTAAAAGAAGAACAAGACGGTGTCTATATTAAAGTAAATGGTAAAAAATATAGGGGTAATGTCATGGATTACTATGATAATATGCCGAAGGTTATATCATATGAATTTTTAGAAGAAAATAACATAGAATTTCAGAAATAAAATGCTATAAATGATAAGTTTTATACAAAATAATTTATTAAAATTCTTTATATAACAGAAAATGTTCTGTAGTTTTTACAACATTGCAAGTAGTAAAATACTTGATGCTTTGTCTATAATCTTCTAAAATTATCAAAGAAGATGTTATAATATATTGTAAGGAGTGATTTATATGTATTATTTAGCAATAGAGAATCTTAAGAATGATCTATTACGTAATTATATGGATGATTTAATGGGTGAAATTGTTAAAATTGAAGATAAAGAAGGGGAAATTGTAGATATATTAGGTTGGGAATGGTGCAAAATAAATTTTTTTAATATTAGAGATGGAGAAACTGAAATACATATAACTGATATAGGTAAATATTTAGTATAATAGAGGTAAAATTAAGGGAGTTGGAAAAACATGTATAGAAATGAATATTTAGTGGAATGTCTAAAAAATGAAAAGGGAAATGGATATTTATTAAGAGGATATATTTATACTCAAACTAATGGATATAATGAATTAGTAATTGATGATTTAGGATTTATTAGCAATAATATAGAAGAACTAAAAGAATTTAAAGATGAGCTTATAAAAGCTAATATCAAAAGTTTTGTATTAACTACATCCAGTTCAGCACTAATGAATTATTTACATGGGTTAGATTCTGTTAATATAAAAATTAAAGGTGTGAGAAAAATTTCATATATAGATAAATGGGACAAGGAAGAATGTTTTAAAGAAGGGCTAGAAATGATAGTGGAATAAGTATTTACAATGTAATACTAATATGATATATTAAGACATATTGAACCGTAACCACTTAGTGGTATTTAAATATCATTACGTTTATTAATAAAATTGAACAGTAACACAAGGTGTATTAAAATGTACTTAAAATTAATTAATAAATAAGCAATTCTGAAATTCAAAGTAGGGATTGCTTATTTATTTTTTGTTTTGTACTAAAATAACTTATTTATTATCTTTGTAATAGCTTTAAATTAATTTAAGATATAATTACACCAATGAAAATAAAATGGCTTAAATAGACTTAGATTAAATTTTATATTACATCTTTATTTGTAATATATCTAAATATAAAACAATTTAATATTTTAAAAATTCTATTGACTTATTATATAATAGTAGTATAATAATAATTAAGGATATATGAGCAATAAATAGTTGTAAAAGAAAGGATATGAATTATGTACATAGAAGCAATAAAGTTTAAAAGAGAAGAAAAATCAGAATGGGAAGAAGGATATTATATAGGTAAATATGAAAATTGTAAGGATAGTGTTATATTAGATAAAAATTATCAAGCAATAGAAAAAGATAAAAATGGGTTAAGTAGCGTTTGGGATTATCAATCTAATTTGGATAATTGGATTAAATTAAGAATTCCTGAAAATGACTAATGACTAATGATTAAAACAAAAATAAAACTTTATTTTGTAAGTAAATTTTAATAAATTGCATATTTTATTTAAAATAATTTGATAATCTTATTGATACCTGTTAGAAAATATTGTATAGTTAGGATAACAAATTAAAAGATTCAATATTTATTATTTACTTTTATATTAACTATGTGAGAGAGCCTTAATAGGCTAAAATTAAAAACATAGGGAGTGTTATAAAGATGTTAAACATAACTAAAAAAGAAGTAAGAGAGTTTTTAAAAAAGTGTAGAGAAGATAATTCTTTTGGTTGGCAACTTTGGAGATGTGGAGCGTTCATATATAATGAAAAAGTTAATTTATTTGTAGCTTATCATGGGCAAGGACTCAATGAAGTTATATACAATGAATCTTATGACGATATAGTGGAATTTGAGGATTTGTGCAATACTTACGAGTATAACTTAAAAGATGCTACAGATATAGCTTATGAATATATTCAAGATATGATAAAAAGTTATGAAGAAAAACAAGAAGAAGTAATATAAATTCAAATGGTGCAAAACCAACTAGTACATTTGAAAGATTTATTGTGCAAGTAGGTATTACAGTTTAATTGAAAATTATTGTCACGAGTTAGATTTGTTGTAGTGAATCTAACTCCTTTTATTTTATATAAAAACTTAATTTAAAATAATTTAAAAATTTATATAAAACCCATTGCATATATTTTCCTTTGTGCTATAATAAGAATTGTAAACAATATAAAACAATTTAATAATTTCAAAAGGGGTTGTGTTCATGTCTAATATAGCTTCAGAAATAAGTAAACTAAAACGACTACATGACAATTTTTACATAATATATAACAAAGAAGGTAAAATAACAGGTTTAAGTAATAAGTTTCATAAAAAGTGTATTTGTAAATCTTGTTTAGAAGTTGCAGAGCGTGAATTGCAAATAATATATATAAATATATTAAATATAAAAATAGTTTAGGGAGAAGATAAAAATGCGTAAAATTAGTGCTATTTTAAAGACTCAAGCAAGTCACCAATTTAGACAAAAACGTCAAGAAATTATAAAAAGAACTTTAAAAGAAAATGATATAAGTAATAGGAGTTTTCAAGAATACTTAGACTTATATAAATTAGATGCTTAATACATAATATAAAATAATTTAGCACTGCAAAATAGGAGGGGGTAAATAAAATGTGTCACGAATATAAAAGAAAATATCAGGAGTATCTTATAACTATCACATATCTAAATGGAGATAGAGAAACAGTAAGCTACAAAGGGATAAATACATCAAGTTATAAAGACATGCTAAATCTATACAAAGATGTTAAAGAAGAATATAAAAAAGAATCTGTAACAATAGATTTCATAGGGAAAACAGATAAAGGAGAATTAGGAATATTATTTCAAAAGAAAATAGTTACAGAAGATGCAGAGTTAAAAGAATACGCTGAGAAAGTTGTTAATACAGAAATAGAAGATATAATTAAAGATATATATAACAGTTTTAAATTATTAAATGATAAAAGAAAATATAGTAATGAACAAATAAATATATGTAATAAAAAGCAGGATATATTATTACACAAAATTGAACATTTCAATAATGAGTTAGGAAATGAAATAAAAATATCTATTTTTGATAATATACAAGCTATAAGAATACAAAGAAGAAAATTAAAAGAGGACTTGGAAAATTTAACAAATTTTAATGGTATGTTATGTCATTATAAAAATAAAGTGAATAAAAGACTTACAACTGAACAAACTGAAAAAATATTAATGACAGCATTAGAATCCATACAAAAAATTGATAATAAAGAATATACTTTTTTGACAGATGAAAAGGTGGAAGAACTAAAAATTATGAAAGAGGTTAGATATAAAAAACAAACTGAAAGAGTTAAGCTAATGCAGCAATTAAAAAAGGAATTTGATAAAATATATTGCGATGAATCCCAAATGAAAATAGTTTGCTATAACAAAGCTAGAGCTTGTTAATTGTTACATAATATAAAACAATTTAATAATTTATTAGTAAAACACGAAAGGTAAAGGTGATAAAATGTCTAATGAAAAAGAACAATTAAAATGGGATATAGTATGTACTGGAAATGAGGTTGAAATTTCTGATACCTCAATTAAAATTAAAGAATTATATGGTGGCTTTGGACAAGGTCAAAAAATATTAACAGTACCACAGATTGCATTATTACATGTAGAAAACCCTAATAGTAAAAATGAAGTTAAGGAAAGAATTAAAGCTATAAATAAACTAATAAATAACAATATTATTTTAGATAGTGGGGATAAATATTTTGAATTTGGAATAGATATTATTGATTTAAAACAGGGGGTTTCAAGTAACCTGTTTTCCAATCTTAAAAAAGCTAAAATTTATACACAATCACAAATAGGTAATGCTAAAAATTTATATATTTTATCTGAGCAAGGGTATTCTCTTTTAATTAATTTAATGAAAGATACAAAATCTAAAATTATTTATAAAAAAGTAATTAGAGATTATTTCAGAATGAAAGAATTAATTCTAAATAAAGATGATACAGAACAATATATGCTTAGATTGTTAGGTAAAAAGGAAAGAAAGAAAACTACCGATACAATAAAATATTTTATTGAAAAAGGTGATTTCCCTTGGCATAATCCAAAAGATGTAAAAAATAATGCTTACGCCAGAGAAACTAATTATGTATATAGATTATTATTTGGAATGACAGCAAAAAAGATAGAAGATTTTTTAGGATTAAAATTAAAATCCTATGATACTGTTAGAAATTATTTATCAGTACAAGACATTGATGATATAAGAGATATTGAAGGCAGAGTTGGATATATGCAACAAGATGGTAAAAGTTATCAAGAAATTCATAAAAGATTAAAAGAATTATATCCTATTCCTAGACGTCCTAGAATGGCAGATAAAAATATTTCAATTATAAGAAGATTGATGCTAGAAGAATAGAATTATTGGGTATAATTAAATTTATACCCAATGATATAAAATAATCTAATAATTAGGGAGTGAATAAATTGGAAATTTTATCACAAAATTTTAATAATAAAAAGACTATTAAAAGTGTAGAAAATTATGAAAAGGTATATAACAGTAATAAACTAGGGACTATAAGTAGTACATCTTATATAAGAGTAAATTTGTTAGGAAAGACATGGAAGGTTAAAAAACAAGCAGAAAATAAATGGTTAAAAGTTGCTAAAATAGAGAATTTGATAAGAGATAATTTATCTGATGTATTAGGAGCTATAAGCGTATCTATCGCAGGATTATTAATATATTTTCTAATGTTTATATATAGTTAAGGAAGTAGGTGTAATAATGTTCACTAAGCAGCAAGAAAAAGCTTTAGCAATAGTATCTATAACAAGCATATTATTAGCTATAGCTATGCTAAAAGTAATTATATCTAATTGCTAATAAAATTATAATTGTGTTAAAGAGAGGTTTATATGTTTACTATAGAGGATATAAATGAAAATGATATATGTATAAATTTTGGTTGTGAAAATCAATGTAGGAAGTGTAATTTAATGTATAATACTGGATGTATTAATTATGAAAGTAATAACACAAGACAAGCAGTATTAAATAAGCTATATGAAAACATTTAGTTTCACATGATTTAGATAATTAAAAA